AAAGCACACCAGAAAGTTAGTTCTTTATTTGGAGTTGGGTCCATTGCTGATATTTTTATTAAAATATCTTTAATATCGTTGGTTTTTGGAGCAGAAATATCTGTTTTGGCTTTAGTTAATATTTTATTGCCAAAGTCATTTATTAATCGTTGTTCGTTATATTCTCGTAGTAATTCTTTTATTTTCATTTTATGCCCCTAAAACATCAGGAGGTAATCCACTATTTCCAAAACCCGGAACAATATTAGGAACACCGATTTTATTGTTTAATAACCCAATTGAAGAATTTTGAACGGTTGTAGCATCGCCATTGGGTTGATTTAAAATAGAAGTTACGCTATTAATTCCACTGTTTGTTCCGCCGTTGGAAACAGACGGAGCATTAAATAATGATGAATTAACTGATGATCCTAATTGACTAACTTGATTTAAATTAGTATTAACTGGTGCAATGAAACTTGGAGTAGTATCAAAAAATGTTTGAAGAACTGCATCCCAACTTGCAATTTCATCATTGTTAACTAATCCTGAGTTATATAAAACGGTTTCACATTCAATAGACATTTTATTTTGCATATATTCAGAACTTGAAAAATCAACAGTATCATGATCAAAGGAAGATATCACTGGATTTACTAAAACATACTCAGTATATTGTGGTCCAATTGTTGGATCAGAATTTGTTTGACGATTAAATTGATATATTCGTATACTTCTAAAAAATGGATTAGTTTTATTCATCGCAGAACCAAGAGTATCAACGGTATCCATACCATAATTTACTCCCCAATTAGAAGAAGTGCTATATAACATTTCAACATTTGCTGTGCTTGGTGCCCATTGATACGGAACTGCTATTCCTTGATTTTGTGATGCTTGAAAATTTACGTATCGTGGGTCTTGAATCATATATTGATAATATGCATACCAAAATCCTCGTATAGTATCAACAGTATCATCCCAGAAACTTATTTCAATTGGATCATATGTTATTTTGGTTGTTGTTAGACTCCATCGATTATATTGATTATTCTTTTTAACATCAAATTTAAAAGTTGGTAATTTTGCAGTTTTTGCTAAAATTCCTAAAATTGGAACATTAGTAGGATTCCAATTAATTCTAAAATTAGAAGTTGCCTCTCCTAATGCGGCATTCACGGCACTAATTACTACTGGGTCCAATTCAAAAAATATATGAAACCAATTTTTACTTTTGGGTAAGAAACTGCTATTGTTAGGTCGGAAAATTTTAGATGCATGTTGATAATCACGCAAGGTAGTTGCTGGTTGATTAGATGTTCCAGATAATACTTGTGAAAGAATACTCATATAGATATTTATGTTATATTGACAATGAACTCTTCTAACAATGTTTTAATATTATCTTTTTGAGCGTATGATATCTCAAGAAAAGGAATATTATTTGTTTGACAATATATTTTTTTAATTAAGTCATGTTTTAATATCTGGTTGAATACCATTTGAAGTTTTTCATCTGACCATTTTCTTGATCTTCGTATTGGTCTATAATGTTGAATTCCTTGATATTCAATTAATCCTAAAATTTTTTTATTATTTATTATTGCAAAATCAAAAGGAAGAGGAAATATATTTTTACATTCTGGAATTTTAAATTCACTTTTATACTTCAATTTTGTGTTCTCAAGTATTAACCTAATAATAGTTTCTCCTGATGATTCTTTGCACTTCGGACATCCTCTACCAAATAAGTGCTTGTTTGGTATTTGCCAAAAATCTCCGTGAATAGGACAAGTTATACATAATTTTGTTTTTGATGTAATATATTCAGATTTATTATAATTAAAAAAATTACTATGTATTTTGGATCATCCAAAATAAACTGATCTGTTGTTTTTCTGCGAATGACAGCAGATGACTCGTAACCACAATTAATACAACCTATTCCAGCAATATGTGAATATGCTTTAACGCTAAAGTTTCCATGTTTTGGGCATGTTACAATAATATCGTAATGCGCCCCTTTATATATGACATTTTCATAGGTATATTTATAATTATGTTTCTTGTTTAATAATTTAATTAATTCTTCTTGATCAAATCGACACCTAATCCCTGTATTTTGGTTGGCACATTTTGGACACCCTGCCCCAGCTATATGATCCTTTGAACGTTGCCAAAAATCTCCATGAATAGGACAAGTTATACAGATTTTTTCTTTCCAAGAAACAAAAACAGTTTTAGTATATAAACAGTTTATATGATTTGGATGAGTTTTTGCTTTTTCAATAAAGATTTCAGTTGTATAATAAATACGCATAGCTGGTGCTCCTTAATAGCATTAGAGTCAGTAGGATTGGTAGTCCGTGACTGACATTATTTATGCTTAAAATAAAAGCTCACCAGTAATTTGGTGAGCTTTAGTGCAACAGGAGGAGATTTTTAATTAAATTGCTAGAACACCATTAGTTCTAACAACAGGTGAACCGATTCCAAATGCAGTTTGTAATGCATTATCAAATACAATAGATAGTTTAACAGTTTGAGGATCAGAAGTTTTATAGTCACTATCACTCCAATCAGCGTTACTAATATAACATCCAACAAGATTCCAAGATTCCAGAATAATTGGCTCAACTGCACCATTTCCACCATCCAATGTATCAGCAACAAGAGAAAATTTAAAATCACTTGCGGAACTAGCACTTGCTTGATTTAGGAAATCAAATTGTTTTTGCATCTGTTGTCCAACAAGCGTCTGAATATTACCTTGCATATCATCACGAAGAGTAACAGTAGTCGCATCCCATGATGGCTTTCCGGGATAGTGAACCTTGGAGTTATAAACATCAATTACTTGTTCATCAAATTTTAGACTTGGACGTTTAAAATCTATAACTTGTTTTGTCAATTCGGTTGTATCAACCGAAACACCAAAGCCAACAAAAGTCAAACGAAATCTATATTTCAATTTTGGCATTATTAAGCCCTGACCCGATGCGGAATCCCCGATATTTGAAAGCGGAACTGTGAAATTAAGCAAACTTGCGGAAGCCATAATTATATCTCCTATTACTACACTGATAGTATTTATACTTTATTGAAAAATTTTCAAAAGTAACCTTTATTAGTCCAAAATTGTAATATGCTTTCTACATTATTAAAATCAGTATAAGGAATAATTAACAATGGTATTTTGTTTTCCAAACAATAATCACTTTTAATTTTATCAGAATCTAATGTTTTATTTAATTTTTCTATACCACCAAAATGAGTAAAAGATTTGTAATGTTGAATTCCTTGATATTCTATTAATCTCAATAATTTACCATAATTATTATAAATTCCAAAATCAAAAGGAAGTGTTTTCTTTCGATGACACCCAGTAATTCTTACTTGTCTTTTATATTCTATTTTGTTCAAAATAAGAAAATTTTCAATTGCCTTCTCACCTCTTGAACTATTACAAACTGGGCAACCAGAACCTTGAAGATGATTAGTAGGAACCTGTAAGAAATCTTTATTACAAGATAAACATGTTATGATAACCGGAATTTTACTATTAATATATTTTACCTTATCATATGAATAATTATCATTAAGTGGTAATTTTTTTGCTTTTTGAACAAACTCATTAGTGGAACTTAGTAATTTCTCAGAAATCAATTTATTTTTACAAAAATAACATCCTTTTCCTGATAAATGATTATCTGGTGTTTGTAAGAAATCTCTATTACATACTAAGCAAGTTATAAGAACATTTTTTCTTGCATATTGATATTTTGTTTTTTCATATGAATATTTGCCAAAATGAATTGGTATCAAAGATGCATCTTCTATAAATTGTTCAGTAGTCTTGATTCGTTGTTTATTACATGTTTTGCGATAACATAATGGACACCCATGACCTCGTGAATGAGAATCTGGTGTTTGTAAAAAATCCTCATTGCAAAGCAAACAGGTAATAATAACTTTTGTTTTTGCATTTTTATAAACAGTTTTGTCATATGAATATATATTTTTATCTTTATTTTTCATTATAAAAATACTAGTGTCTTTTTTATTACCTCCTATAGAACATAATATACAACCATTATGACCAGATATATGATTATTGGGCAATTGTTCAAAATCTCTATTGCAAAGCAAACAGGTAATAATAACTTTTGTTTTTGCATTTTTATAAACAGTTTTATCATATGAATATCTTCCTTCATTATAATTCTTTTTTGATTGTTCAATAAACTGTTGAGTATTATAAATACGAGTTTTCATTTGATTTGTCCAATAAATTAGGGTATGCCAATAGTATAGCATACCCTAATATTAAATACAACTATTTTAACCAGCGGTTACACTGCTTGTTGTAATAACCCCTTGACCAACCAAAGTAATAGGAATATAGATATATTCAGCCACAGTTGTTGGAGCAACAGCTACATCTACAAATAATTCATTTGCGTCAATTGTTGCGGGAGAATTATTGGAAAGATCGCAAACAACTGCATAATCAGTGATTCCTCTTAGTGCTTGAATACTCTTCAAGAATTCACCGATTTGATAAGCAATTCCCTGTCGAGTTATGCTATCATTTTGCTCGAATACATACTGTCCACCAATCTGATTTAATGCTCCACGAAGATAGATAACAAGACGCGCAACATTAATTCTGCTTAATTCAGTGTCTTGGCCGCTGCGAGTCTTCTGTCCATAAATCTGAATTCCACCAGCTTGAAAATTACTAATTGGATTTACATATGCAGGATATAGAACATCACGCAATGCTTTAGAAATACTGTTTGTAATAAAATTACCAGTTTGTTCATCAACATAGCCGATAGAACTTACGTTTGTTACTAATCCTCTACGTGCTCCAGCCGGTGCAAACCATGGATAAGAAACTGCATCGCTTTGAATAATTGTTGGAAGTGCCATGAAGCTACTTGGAACAACAATATTATTACCAGTTAGATCAGTTGTAAGACCAGATGGATAATAAGTTGCTGCATAATCATAGAATGTAACCAATCCATTAACATCATCTGTTGTTGATTGATTTAGATTATTTGCCCAAGTATTCAATGCGTTTGCATTTGCTTGTAATGTTAGTGGGCTATCTGAAACAATAAATGCTGTTTCACCACGAGCTTCATCAATAGTTACCAAGGCTGGTAATACTTCTGGATAACCGGGGCAAGACATCAAATTAAAATTATAGAATTCATCTTGAATTTGATAACTATTTTCAAGAGCAGAAATCAAAGATTTCACAACAACGTTACGTTGTGCTGCGCTTCCTTGATATGCAACACCCAATTCATTATTTCCACTTAAAGTAACCCAAGTATCTGAATAAGGAACATTGCTACTTACTGTAAAATAGTTTGCCATGAATTGTTTAACATTCATACCACTACGACGAGTATTGAATAGTAAAGTTCCACGAGGATACAATGCATAACTTGGTGCATCGGGGTCTAAGTTTGCAGGGCTTGCTACCAACATTAAGCTAATTGGTTCAAGAATTCCTAATCCCGGATCAAGCAATGCATAGGTTGAATTTTCAGTTATAATATTATAATTGTTTTCTGCTGAGATTACTGTTTCCAATGCTTGTTCTTCTAAAATATCATTAAAACCAGCAGACCAACGAGCATCTGCAAAAACAATACCATTTGAACTTGTATGATCTGCATTATTAATTTGAACCCAAGTATTACCAGTGCTATAACGGTAAATACTTGGCAAACTGTTCAAATCTGCTGTATTAAGCCAAATATCCCCATATGCTAAAACATTACCGTTGCTTTGAGTTAGCGGCATACTTGCACTTGCAATTGGACCATTTACGTCAGTTAAGGAAAGGTTATAACCACGAGCATCTGCTGTAACTGTTCTATAGCTCATCCATGCATTGCCAGTATTAACTAATATATCAGCAACAGTTGGGTCATCATAATACCAGATAGTATCATTTGCTGGATCAGCGGTTGGTGTAATTGCACTAACTACATAAGTTGGAGTTACCCAATTACTAACCTTTGCAGATAATGCTGGTGATGTAAGAATACCAACAGTTGTTAATGGTGAATATGTTCCTTCATACAAATAGAAAGTTTCACCAGTGGTATTTTCAATGTAAATCTGATTAAATCTATTTAAACCAGCAGTAATTCCCGGAATAGATGCACTGTTTACAGCAGCTACAAAATCTGTTGGAAGAACTGATGGAATTGTAATTGTTACGTTGGCAGTAAATGTATTACTTCCAACAGTAGCAGTATTAATAACAAAAGTTGAGCTAGCTGTAACATTTGCACTTACAGCAGTTCCAGTAATAATAGTTGCTCCGGCTACGCGCTCCCATAGGATAGAAGCTGCGTTGGCACCAAAAGCACCATATTCAAAATAAAGTGTTCCAGCAGGAATGTTAATTCCTCCACCAATTGGATCAAGAAGAGTATTAACTGTTGCATCATTTTCAGAGATAACAACTGGTTCAACTGTCCAAACATTACTTGCAGAATTAAATTCTCTTATGACAATGTTTGCACCCTCTTGTTGAGGAGTTGTATTAAACCAAATGCTTCCAGTTGGTTCAGGTGTTGCATCAGTTGGATTCCATTGTGGGACATTTGTAAATGGACTTGCTTGATAAGCTGGTGCATAATAGGTAGCTGCTGAAATTCCAACATTACCCAACACTGAAACATCACCAGTTACCACAACGTTACCATTGCCACTATTTGCAAGATAATCAACTGTTAAAGCAAGACGATTTGAAACAATAACAGCGTTTACGCCGGTAATATTTGCAGCATTAATTCCACTTACGATTGAAGATAATGAATTTGCGGTGAAATTTACATTGGAACCATTTAAAATAATATTTCCAGTTACTATTGGGTAAGTATTAGCTCCGATAACTGTAGGAACACTATCTTGCCATGCTTGTGAACCAACCAAAACCCAAGTTCCAGAACTATTTTGGAACCATACTGGATTACTTGCATTGGCTGGAACAACTGCATAATCTCCGGGTTTTCCAATTGAAGAAGATGGCTGACAATTAGCTCCGAGATAAGCAGTTAATGAACCAATATTTCCATTAGTTTGAACTGAACTATCAAGAACCCATAATTTTCCATCACCAGTTTGGTTTGTTGAAACAATTGGAAAGAAAGTTAAGGTTGCAGCGTCAAATTCAAATAAACCCCAATCTGTGGCTGTAGTATCAAGCCATAATGTATCATTTGGTGGAGTTCCAACCGGAGCAGTTAGAGAACCACTTAATGCAGCAAGATCAATAGGCGCTCTCATAATATAAGCGGCAGACGAAACACCCAATGTTGAAAATGCAGTCATTAGACCATATTCGTTTTGTTCGGAACCATTTACTGGTGTTCCTTGAACATTTTCAAAAATTGGTGCGCCGAAGTCTTGAACAAGACTTCTTTGACTAGTTTCAAGATAAATTTGCCCTGCTGTATTTGCAGTGGTATATTGTGCAAGAGTATTACTTTGATTAACTTTATTCTGGGCAGTAGCAATCAAAATAAATGGAACGGTTCCCTGTGGTGCAGAAGTAAACTGTGTTTGATCCACTACCGAAATATCTACGCCGGGTGAAATTAGATTTGCCATTTGTTAGTTCTCCTATTACAAACTTGTCTATTGATATTTAGCAATCTATATAGAAAGAAGCCACTTTAACAAAAGAGAATTTTGAATTTTATAGGAAAATAAAAATATATTTTTAAATAGTTATATTTTTAATAATATTGTCAATTTTATTATTCAATTCTTCAACTGTTCCATTATTTTCAATATCATAATCAAATTTTTCGTCTATCCATCCCCATTCACTTATATGAACATCTGGGTATTTTATTGCCATCATACTTTCAAAACCAGTTTCATATCCATAAGTTTTTAAATATCTTACTTCATCTAATGCAGTATTATACCATTCAGGTAATTCACCGCGAGTAACTTTAATTAAAATTCCATTATATTTTCTTATAGATTCCATTTCATTAATGAAACGGCAATCATCAATAACAATGTTATTATTTAATTTCATAATTCTGTGTTCTAAAGAAGCAACCCAAATATCTGGATGAAAGCCATATCTACAAACTTCTGTTCCCCATTGTTGTAAAATCCATCGGGGCGTTAATCCTTTAATATGTAATCTTTCGCTCCACCACTGATCAACAGTTTCTCTCCATTCTCTGCTTTCTGGTGTGGAACCTTGTAATAATTCTAGTGGCCAATCAAAAACAGAAGAAACCGCTGATTTTAATGAATTAGCAAAACTAAGTTTTTGAAAATTATATTTTTCCTGAATATATTCAGAAACTTTTCCCTTGCCTGAGCCAATATTTCCCATAATTCCTATAATCATATATGTAATTATTCCTTTAATATCGATCTTGTTTTTATTATAACTAAGTTTTTATCGTTATGCAACCCTAAAATGATAAATAATAAAGAGGTAACAGAATCATGGCCGAAGAAAGAAATGTTGTAGATTTAGCTAAACTTAAAAACAATGTTTTTGATTATGTTCGTTTTCGTTTAGGTGATCAAATGGTAGAGGTTGAACTTGATCCTGAACATTATGAAAATGCTATTGTTCGTGCTGTGGAAGTTTTTAGAACTCGTAGCCAAGCTGCCGTTGAAGAAAGTTTTGTATTTTTAAAACCACAAAAAGACGTTCAGATATATACATTACCAGAAGAAATTCAATATGTTCAAAAAATTTGGAGAAGAAGTATTGGAGACTTAGGAACTGGTGGAAGTAATTTCGATCCATTTTCTCAAGGTTATTTAAATACATATATTCTAAATGCTGGACGTAGTGGTGGTCTGTTGAGTTTTGAATTGTATTCAGATTTCCAATTTCAAGCATCACGTATGTTTGGTGGAGAAATTGATTTCAATTTCAATTCTGTAACTAAAAAATTGTCGCTTATTCGTCGTCCTCTTTGTGAAGATGAAACAATGTTACTTCAAACTTATAACTTGCGCCCATTGGTGCAACTATTAACTGACTATCGCACATTAACATTTTTAAAAGAATATACATATGCTCTTTGTTTAAGTGAATTGGGACAAGCCCGCGAGAAATATTCTACAATTGTTGGTCCCGGTGGAGGCACAACTTTAAACGGTGCTTCATTGAAAGCCGAAGCTACTGCTATCATGACAGAATTACATATGGATATTCAGAATTATAGATTCGGTGAGCGCCCTTTGGGACTTCTCATCGGTTAAATTAGAATTTTGTTTTATAAATTAGGAGAGTATTAAATGCCCCGCATTTCATTATGGCACGAAGAAAAACTCGGACAAGATTTTAAATTTTTTGATGCTCATATTCTAGAGCAATTTACAATGGGTGGAGTATCAGCATATGTCCATAAATATCTTGGTTCCGAAAATCCAAATATTATCAATGATGCAACTCAACCAATTTATCCAAATCTAAGTGCTCAAAATATTCAAGACCTTTTATTACAAGAAAACAGAGATAGAAAATATGCCCCTGACATTTATAGATTAAGATGTCATTATAATCCACAAGATTTAGATTTAGACCTATCTCAATGGGGTTTACTGATTAGTCAAGGAACTCTTTATATGACAGTTCATTTAAATAATATGATTGAAACTTTTGGTAGAAAATTAATGGCAGGTGATGTAATTGAGCTTCCAAATTTAAAAGAATTTTATAGTTTGGACGAAACAGTTCCTATTGCGCTCAAAAGATATTATGTTGTTCAAGAGGGAACACGACCGGCTTCTGGCTTTTCTCCTACTTGGTGGAATCATTTATGGAGATTAAGAATGCAACCATTAGTTGATACTCAAGAATATTCTCAAATATTAAATCAAATAGTAATTGGATTAGATGGTAGCCCAGTTTTAATAAATGGTAATACTACCACTTATAGTAATATTTCAAGTTCTGGAAATCTTTACACAACTATGAATCAAGCTATTGTAACTCAAGCTGAATATGAGACTCCAATGTCAGGATATAATACTGATGCATTATTTGCACCATTATTTGTTAATGGTGACCCGAAGCAAGGTCCATTACCTGCAAATGCAAGTCCACAACAAAAATTTACCGGCTATCTTGTAAATAGTGGCGAAGCTGTTGATGGGTATCCAGTAACTACTGCTACAGAATTTCCATCAACTCCAACTACCGGTCAATATGTTTTAAGACAAGATTATTTTCCAGCTAGACTTTATAGATTTTCGGGAACTGCTTGGACCTATGTAAACACCAAACAGAGAACTCCATTAACTCCCGGAACTGGACAAACACAAAGGGATCAATTTATAAATAATTCTAATGTCTTTACAAATTCAAGCGGAAATGTTGAACCAGTAATACAAAATTTGTCAAATTTACTAAGAATAGATAAAGGTGGAAATAGTAATTCATAAATTTTAAATAAATTCGGCAAAGAATTATGTAATATTTTTGTCACAGGAGAAATTACCATGCGCAATATGATTCTTTCTTTTATTGTTTTTATTTTTCCTATTTTAGTTATAGCACAAACACCCGCCGTAATAAAAATTGCTCATGATACCACATATCGAACTCATCAAGAAACAGTTATGGATTCAAAACATTGTTCTGCAACTGCGATTGCTCCTCACTCATTAATTACCGCAAGTCACTGTGAACTTCCAACTGATGCTTTATATCTTGAAGGAATTAATGCGGTAGTAGCAATTACTAGTAGAATAAGAGATGATAATGATCATACCATTTACATTGTAGACACAACTTTTAAAAATTATACTACAATCAAAGATGAAGAACCAACTCAAGGAAAATCTATATTTTATTTTGGAAATCCCGGAAAATTACATGATATATTTAGAAAAGGAACAACTGTTGGAACCATAGCTCAAAGTGATAATGAACCAAAACAAATATTATATGATTTTAATATTTGGTATGGAGATAGTGGGGCTGGTATATTTAACGAATCTGGACAATTAATTGGAATATTAACTGGAATGGTTGTTGAACCTGCACCAGACGATAATACATCTTCTTTTAAATTGGCTTTTTCTTATATATTAGATTTCAAGAAAAAAGATATAGATAAGTTATATGAAAATAAAAATTAGTGTTCTCGAACAAACTTAGTAATTCCTAAACCTTTGATGGCTTGTTGTGTTCCGCTAATTTGGCGCAGAACATCGGCGAGACTGTCATGCGTCACCAATGGTTGATTCACGGAATATAAATCTAATAGAGTTCTACTATCTCTAACAGCACCATAGTTCCATGGAACACTCTTTTTATGTTCACCATAAAGATCGGTCAAAATACAAATATCCATGGTAATACCTTGTGCCCAAATTCTATTTTTTAGCCAACAAAACTTTGACAATTGTTCAAGAGATTCAACTATAGAAACTCGATCTGATTCTCCAAATATTCGATCTTGCACTTCGTGACTTTGTTTAGACCACCATACAAGCGTTCCATCATCAACATGTCTATTTTGTTGATCTTCGAGAGTTAACAACAAATCAAGAGTTGGATTTTCAGAAAAATCTGTTGTTATTTCAAATGGATTAAATGCCACGGCTGCAATACTTAAAACTTGAGCATTTGGTGTAGTTCCCAAAGTTTCAATATCAATCATGATGTCAGTATATATTTTACTCATGTTTATATAATATCTTTGTTTAATAAATTTGTCAATTGCAAAATTTAGCCAATATTATTGCATTTTCGGTTGGATATTTAATATATTTAATTATGGTGCTGTCTCCTCTTAATGCAACTAGTTGCACATCTTCATCTGGATCACCAATGTATGTTATAACATAAGGATTTAAAGAAACAGCCAATAATTGTAATTCCTTATCTGGATTTTTATTATATCGTATAGTAGTGGGTGTTTCTGTTATGGCAGTTTTCCAAAGTTCTTGTGATGGAAATTTCATCCTTAGAATATAATGACCATTTAATGATAAAGCTGCTATTTTTACTTTTTCTGATGGTTCCTTAATATCATTAAAAACCATATAATCTTGTATTATAGCAATAATTTGTAAGTCTTCGCATAGATCATTGATATTATGAGATGCTATTAATTTATTTATTTTACTACCAATATCATTGATATTTTTCGGCATTTTGATTTTATTTTTCATTGCTCAAACATCCACAACATAGCTTCTTCATCTGAAATTTTCCGAACATTGTGCTCATATTTTGGAATATATCCACGTTGATTTTTATATGTCACATGAATATAAGTTGTAAAACCAGCAACTTCACTTCCTACTACTGAGCTTAAAATGTCAAAACTGCACATCTCATCAAGTCGATATTTTACATAATCGCCGATTTTTAGTTTAACTCCATTGACATCTTTCATTTAATTCTCCAGAATATATAACATTGCTTCTTCATCACTAACTGCTGACATTTGCCACGCAAATCGAGAAGATGTTGTATTTAAATATTTGATTTTATATACTGATCCTGAACCAACTAATATTATTTGTGCTAAAAACATATTACGAGTATAGCCAGTAAAATCTCTATCTATAACACGCACAATTTGCCCGACTTTAAAAATCTTGTTCCATTTACTATCGGTATGAATCATTTTAATTCTCCAATAAGCAAAGCATTGCTTCTTCGTCTGATACTTTATAAACTGCAAATGAATAGTTGCTATTGATATTATCATGCGAAAGTCTTACTTTGATGCTGACAATGTTATCTAATTCCAACAAATTAATAATTTGTCCAAAGTAAATAGTAGTATCGCTTGGATTCCACCAAGCAGTGTATTTTACGTAATCTCCGATTTTTAATTCAATTCCGTTTTTATCCACCATCAATGTTCCAATTTCCAAAGAAATGCTCTTTTATCTGAAATTTTATATATTTTCATCGAATCGTCGATTACATAATCATAATCCCCACAATTCCATCGTTCGGTAGAACTGATGCCACTACTGTTAATCGTTACATAATTTTGCGCCGCTTCAATAATGACACTTGTATATCTAAACGTTTTATAATATGGGGGCATACAACGAACTACATCACCAACCTCCAATATTTTTCCGTTTTTATCAAGCATATTATTCACCTAATCAATTACAAAATTTTAGTATTTTTGTAAAAGAAATTTCTTATCTGCTGCCTTGGTTTTTGGGTCTTCCCACAAAAAAACATGAGAAATTGAATTAAGTGGTTTATCTTCAAGCATATTCAGCATTGCCTGATGTGTATAATCCTCGATTTTTGGCCAATCAGCATCAAAAATCTTAAAATCCCAACTATAAATTTGTGGTTCTGGATAAGTGGCGCTTTTGTGATTATATTTTCCAAATCGTTCATACCATTGGTGTGCAACTTCGCGCCACGGTCCATCATAACTACCCCAACTGCCTGTTCCGGTATGGGTTAATGTTTGACTAAAGGGATCACTTCCAAAAGTAGTTGAATCATTTTCATATCGAACCCAAACACGACCAGTCCATCCCGGATATCCACGCGGAACACCATCTTTTGTTCCATAACCACCAAAATTTGTTAAATATCCTTCGGGAGCAGAGTGAGAGTTGCTAACACTATCAGAATGAGTAATAGACCACGACAAACCAACACATTTTGTGGCTACGACTTCCCTTTTATGGCCCCCATAGCTGCTTTTATGAGTATCAATAATTTTAATGACGGCTTTGCCAACCTGATCCAACGTTTTGGGTTCCCGGCCATAAATTTTCTTAGCGGATTGTTTGATTTGTCCCATATAAAGATCATACTAAAATTCTATTTGAATGTCAAGCATATAGTAGTTTAACCCTATCGCCACTACTATAAGCTATTGATTCTAAAGGACAAAAAACACCATTTTTTACATATTTTGACGTATAAGCCTATTTGACAGGTCTCAGTATACCGGGATAAAATAAACCTTGACATTCAAATAGAATTTTGGTATGATCTATATATGGATGAGAGAAAAACAAAGCGGAAGAAGCGTTCTGACCGGACTCATATACTTTACAAGATCGTTGTAGAGAATATGATTTATATCGGTTTGACGGCAAAAACGCAATCAACTGTCCTGAAAAGTGCAAATCTTCGGTTTTCTAAGCATCTGGAACGTGCCAGAAACGAATCGAAATCATGGCCTCTATATACCGCGCTTCGCAAGTTTGGTATCGATTCAGTCACCATGGAGATTCTGGAAACCGTTAGAGGCAAAGCACAGGCTCATTCAAGAGAGGTTGCCTTGATCAAGGCATTGAAACCGGAACTTAATCTGGCAAGTTCAACGAAATAGATTTGATGCTGAGAAAGTTTGAGGAATAAAATGGGCTGTTTGAATTCAAACGAAAAATTCGAACATTGGTTTGGTAATATTCATCTCAGTGGTCCATGCAACCGTGCCTGTTATTTTTGCATCGGGCAGCATATGATGGACCTTGATACCTATGATGTTCTCAAGCAATGGCCTCTTGCAAACATTGATCATTTTTGTGAACAGTTGAGTCAGCGCCCAACTAAAGAAATTTGTCTGACTGGCACAAATACCGATCCACTGCTTTATCAGCATCATGCTGAACTTACTGCGTATCTTCGCAGCAAGTTTCCAAACACCGATCTTGCTATTCGAACCAATGGCGCTGCATATACAAAGGAAGTTTTTGCTTTATATGATAAGGCAAGTCTTTCTATTTGCAGTTTTGATGTTGACATTTATAGGAAAATGATGGGGCGTGGCGTTCCTCCCGATATGATACAAATTATTAATGAAAATCCAAATTTGAATTTGAAGGTTAACATTGTTCTTGGTCCAGAAAATATTGGCATTGATTTAATGAAGACAATAACTTATCTTTCTCTACTTGGAATCAAGCGCGTTAATCTTCGTGAGCCTTATGGACAACCACATATTGGCGATCCGCTTGCATATTTGCCAATTCATAAAATGGTTTTTGGGATGCCTTGTCATCTTGTAAATGATACAGAAGTAACTTATTGGGATGTTCATTTTGTGGAAGTAGAAAGTGTTAATCTTTACGCCAGTGGAAGAGTGAGTGAAACATATCCAGTTACTCTTGGGCATTCTCCAAAAGGCGAAGTGCATGATCAGGAATTTTTCCCTGAATCTGGTCGAGTTCGTAAACAGTGGGTTTATGATATTAAGAAAGGAGAAGTAAATGTTTGACCACAATGGTAATGAGCTAAAAATCGGTGACTATGTTAAATTTAGAGCATGGGATGATATCTCTATATTATTTGATAAATTTGGTATTGTTGCAGAGTTTGATCCCGAATATCCAAAGGAATGCGCACCTAGCGCAGAAGATCAAATTATAATAAATGATTTATATGGTAAACGTATTGCAGCTAAATTTTCAAAAAATGTCCAAAAGTTATCAGACGAAGAAGCAATGCTTTGCTTATTGGAGAACTAAATAACTCAAAACAAAGGGTTTATTTTTAAATATTTTGGTTGACATCTGGCTATAAATTTAGTATACTTAAATAGTAGAGGAAAGGTAGCCAAATGAGACAGAATCCGATCCAAAACCTTATTAAATCGATCACAGCGCGGGATTTGAAAACTTGTAGCCGATGTGGTTGCCAGAATCTCGCATGGGTTCAATATAAATCTGGCAAATGGGGTCTGGTTGGAACATCAACACGTAGACCTTATTGGCAGGGCGAAGGCGTGGCTCCGACAGGTCTTTGGCTCATCAAAACCTCTTTCCATAATTGTGAAGAATACAAGAACAAAAAGGCCGAAGAAGCTGAACAATTGGCCAAATATCAAGTTGCGTATGACGATAAACAAACTCGTGCCGCTTGGTGTCACCCGAAGGCAGACAATCCCGGTGAAATTCTTACCGATGCATTCGTTTATCTCTACAAAACCTATCTTGTTGAATTTCAAGATGTTAAATCTCCAATTTTTCAGGCAGCAAATATTTTAGGAAAAGCTGCTGCATATGTGGCACCCACAAATTTCGATAAAATCTAAATTTTAGTTGACAAACAAAACAATATTTGGTATACTAATCTTGTAGTCAAAGAAAGGAACACAGTTGAATTCATTTACTCGTTCTTCAATTTCCGCTCTCCGTGCCGATCTTGAAACTGCTTTCAAGGCTGTTGCCGACAAGCATAATCTCGTTATTGGTTTTAATGGTGGAGCGCGATTTAGCCCAACCGAGGTTACTTTTTCCAAGTTGAAGGCTGTTCCCAAGGCTCCTCCTACCCTCCAGACCTCATGGCGCAATCCTGTTGCATCTACCGACATTTCTAACGGCATGGACCCATACGACACTTTGGAAAGCCGTGAGTATTTGAATCTTGGTTATCTCAATGGTCTGCCAAAGGATTGGCTTGGTAAGAAATTTCGCAGTGCAATCAACGGCACCGTGTATACGATTATTGGTTTGAGAAACAGGCTTCCCAAGTATCCAGTTATTGGTGTATCGGCTCGTGGCACTCGCTATAAGTTCACCGTGGATGCGGTGAAGAAGGGGATTATTCTGTGACAACTGAAAATTACATTATTTTGGCATTGACCAAACATCTTGAAGATCGAGTCAATCTTCTAAATAAATTTCTTGATGAAATCGATGAGAATGATCCTCTCAAGGAATCAAAGAAACTTATCGCTGGCGCTGGAGCATTGGAACTAAAAGGTGTTTTTGATGTTATTAAATTGAGCGTTATGGAGGCTAACAAAAATGTCAATGACTGAACCAGAAGCACTTCTTTACGCGCAATCAATTTAGGGAGATGGCCCCTACAATGCCAAGATTAAGCGCGTTGGCAGAAAATATCAAATTGGTAGATATCAATCCAAATGCTCATGGATATTGGGTGAGGGTGCCTCGTGGGAAGAAGCATTTCGTGCGTATTGGATTGATATTCTTCAATATCGTCATGCGATATACTCTAACAATCCAGTGAATGCTAGAGGTTTTCTTTCCGAAGAAAAATATCAAGCCCAAAATATCATGATTCAAAAAGCATTGGATGAAAACAAACTTCCAGTTGTGTAGTAATAAAAAAAGGAATAACATGAAACAGTTCATATTCGCATTTATAATTGGGATCATATTGTGGGAATTTATTCGTTCAAACGTCGCGAAAAATATTCTTGGCTGGTTGTTTATTGGAAGTATATTTCTTTCTTTTGCTCCAGTAATTACAAGTCTGTTTGGATTAGGTTTGATTTTTGTTCTATTTCATCAATTTATCGCGGCTGGTATCATGGGAATATTTGGACTTTACTGTCTAATATTTCGTGTTACAAACGGTTTTGGTGTAAGTTTCTAAATTTAGAAAGGTAAAATAAATGCCAACTATTGCGAGAGTTAAATGGCCCAAGATGGACATTGATTACGGAAACTTGTTCAAGATTTCCAGTGTTCATCAGCTAACCTATTATTGGAACGATGTTAAACAAAATAAACTGCGCGAAGGATTTGCCAATTATCTTAACAGCAATGAATATGTTTCTCTTATGGGGCAAGGAATCGAAAGCGGAACATTTAATCCTCACCTGTCCACTAATGAGGCATCATTTCTTCATTGCGCTTCTTTAACAGAAGCATATAAAGATAACCCGCGTAGTATGGTAGAAGTGTTTTGTGATATTTCCGATAAACTATATAAAGATATGGCAAATGCTATTCAAGAATTTGGAGCGATCTACATTAACAACAAGGGTGGATATTTTACTTTGGGCGCTGATATGGAAGAATCAAATATTCAAAACATAGATCAATATATTCTTCCCGGTGCGAAAATTGAAATCAAGAAGTGGCCGAATGGAACACATTTTTATGCGTATGTCGGTGGTGTAAGTGTTGTCTGGAATAACAAAAACAAATGGACAACCGAAGCTGCTGCTCAAATCAATGCTGAACAATGGGCCAAGGATAAGGGAATCAAGATCGAAAAGTAAGAAATTAGAAAATTAAATTTAGAGACAGGCTTCGGCCTGTCTTTTTTATTGCATAAATAAATATGTATTGCGGTAAAATGATTACTGCACGACATAACAATTTAACCTATCGTCTTTAAACTATGAGCACTTAGACGATGTGCTGAGAAGGAATAATGATGTATTATAAAAATTTTGTATCTTGTATTAAAGTCAATGGAAAAGTTTTAAGAGAACAAAACAGCGAAGTGGCTATTCCATTCAATTCTGAATATTCCCTATTACTTAAAAACCTAAATTCCGTGAGAGCACAAGTTCATGTATCTATTGATGGCGAGGATGTATCTGGTTGGTTAGTATTACAACCAAATAGCCAACTTGATCTAGAACGATCTATAAAAAATAATAACTTAGAAAAAGGTAATAAATTTAAATTCATTGAAAGAACAAGTAATATTGAAAATCATCGTGGTATAGGATCAGATGATGGTCTTGTAAAAGTTGAATATAAATTTGAAAAAATATATCAATATAATCCATGGTTATGTCAGCCTAATTATATTATTACCACCACAACTCCATCATTAGGTGATAATACATGGACTACATATTATAATACATGTCAAAATCAAAACAGTAATCAAATTTATGCAATGAACTGTTCAACTTCTTCAAATCCAAAAAGTGATGTTGATAATTTTCAAAAAACATCAGCTATAAATTCATCTTGTTTACGATCTATAGATAATAATATAAATGATACTGGTATCACTGTTCCCGGAAGCATAAGTAATCAAAAATTCTATAATACTTCTGATTTCCAGTGTGAACAATCAGACGTTATTGTCCTTAAATTGGTCGGGGCTGTTGGAAAGAAAAAAGTTATAGAACCTATTACAGTTGATTACAAACCAACATGTATAACATGTGGTCGTGTAAATAAAGCAACCAATAAATTTTGCAGTGATTGTGGAACTTCTTTGGTAATTATCTAACTAAAAATAGGCTCATTACTGAGCCTATTTTATATTTTACAAATCATTTGAAATGTCATCTACACTAAAATCAATTTTAGGGATATCATTTTTCTTTTGTTGTATTGCTTTTAATTTTTGAACAATGTTCATTGCATTTGGTAATTCTGCGGCAGCTTTTTGTTCTGATTGAGAAACATTGTGATCTATAGAACGTTCAAGCATAATTAAATATAATTCAGATATTTCATCATCAGTCATATCTCCACCAACTTTATCTAATAGATTGTCGGCAATTCTATGGTGATCATGGGGATGATGTAATGAATTTACAAGACTGGTTACAACGCTTTGTGAAAGATCAATCAATAAAGGCATTTGTAATTCGGTGCTAATTTTAAATTTATCCAACTCATCAAGTCTTTCTAATATATTATCATGCCACGATTTTATATCGGACTCTTTTTTCTCATTTGTTGTTTTCTTTTCTTTTACAATGGCAATAGTAATTGGAACAGCTACTCCAAGCAATAAGCAAAAAAGAAAACCTAAAAATTTTACTTGTAAAACCGAACTATCCAATGATTTAATTGTGTTTCCTTGTGAATCAATTTCTGAATTTATTTTTTCAAACTCTTTTTGTAAATTTGCTAACCCTTCTGCTCTTTCTCTTGAATCGGTGGTAGCTTGATCTACGTTGTGTTGTTCTTGTTGAATTCTCCAATCGTTTAAATTTTGTATTTTATTATTAATATTATTTAAATCTGTTTGAGAATAAACAATAGTTACTGGAACAAATAAAACCAAAAACAATACAGTAGCCCACAATAGTTTCATTTGGCGTATCTCCGAAAATTTATATTATACTTACTATAGTATTTATTATTTTATCATGAATAACTAAAATCTATATCTTTATGATAAATATATTATAATTAATCAAAATTATTCCTTGCAATTTTCTAAACTATCAAATATAATCATAACTATGAGAATATATATAATCGGTTGTGGCGGTATGCTTGGTCAAGAAGTATATCACTATTTTAAATCAAAAGGGCATGATATATTAGCGACTGATATTGATGTAAATGAAAGATGGCTACAATATCAAGATATTCGCAATTACACCTCTTTATTTGAAAACGTTACAAATTTTAAACCAGATATTATTATGAATTTAGCGGCAGACACAGATTTAGAACGCTGTGAAATGTATCAACATGTTGCCATGACAACAAATGCCGGAGGATCAGCTAACTGTGTTATGCTTGCTGAACTTCTTGATGTTCCATATTTGTATGTTAGCACTGCCGGAATTTTTGATGGTAAACAAGAATTTTATGATGATTATGCTAATCCAAATCCACTTTGTGTATACGCCAAATCTAAATATATGGGAGAACAATTTGCACAGTCCACAAAAAAGCATATTGTATTGCGATGTGGGTGGAGTATGGGAAGTGGTCCTAAAGATAAGAAATTTATTCAAAAAATTTGGCAACAAATAAAATCTGGTGCAACTGAATTAAATGTAGTAACAGATAAACAAGGAACACCAACATATGTAAAAGACTTTACATTACAAATAGAAAAATTAATCGAAACAAAAACATATGGAACTTTTAATACTGTATGTAAGGGGGATGCATCAAGATATGATGTTGCTGTTGAATTTTTAAAGTTGCTAAATCTCCAAGATAAGATTAAAATAAATAAAGTTTCATCTGATTATTGGTCAAATTATTATTTTGCTCCTCGACCAGATAGTGAAAAATTATTAACTACAAAACTTGATACTCTTGAACTAAATGTTATGAGACCATGGAAAGAAGCTCTCGGAGAATATATAAAAATATATCAAAATTATTTCAAAATGGATGGTAATTAATGAATTCCACACATGATTGTATTTTAGGTGTTTTGGCTGGTCCAACTTACGTTTTGAAATATCCCGGTATTGAAGCCTATCTAGTTTCAATTGAAAAAAGTGGATTCAGTGGCAGAAAAATAATGTTGGTATGGAACATTCATCCTATCACTAGAAAATATTTATTGCAATATGGTTTTGAAGTAATTGATGTTCCTAATCCAATCCCACAAGAATCATTTTTTCATACTCGCATACGTATTGTGGCAGATTATTTACCGAAGCATTATCAAGAATTTCGATATATTTTTTGGTTAGATATCAAAGATTTAATTCTTCAATCTAATCCCAGTGTTTGGATGGAAGAAAATATAGGCTCTTATAAATTAGTTGGTTCAACAGAATGTGTTACAATTGAACAAGAAGAAACAAATCAATTATGGGCAAGAACAATTCTTGGTAATAGTAAGTATGAAGAAATAAAAAATGAAGAAGTAATAAATGGTGGAACATGGGCTGGAGAATCAGAAATGATGATGAACGTGTTTCAGCAAGTTTATGCAATCACAAAAGAATATGATGGTTCATTTCCACCATGTCAACCCAGTATAAATTATGTTCTTCGTCAAGAACCATTCAAATCATCATTGTATATTCCGCGTTGGGATAAATCATTTGCGGCTTGTTTACATCCTTTCTGGTCTTGGTCAGCACGAGCAAAATGTAGACCTTTTGTTCGAGATAATCCACCGGTATTAAATTATGACACCGGTATTTTATATCCAAGCAATGGTCATAATCCTAAAAATAACATGATAGCATTCAATAGATATAATAAAACTATTATTCCCGGAACAAATGGGCCACTATTTGGATGTGAATGTGTTACTAATTCAAATTTAAAACCATTTGCTATAGTTCATGGTTATGATCGTGATTGGCAAATTCGCGAAGTAATGGAGTCAAAATACGAAATGGATAAATCCAATAAAAATCTTGTATCAATTTTTACACCAACACACAATCCTTCTTACTTATTGGAAGTTTATAAAAGTCTTCAAGAACAAACTGATCCTGATTGGGAATGGGTAGTTGTTCATAACAATGGAAGTAAACCAGTTGGATTTACCGATCCACGAGTAAAGGAATTTGTTGTAGATAATATGCCAAAATGGGTTGGTCCTTTAAAAGCCGATGCCTGTGCAAGAGCAACCGGAGATATTTTATTGGAATTAGATCATGATGATTTATTAATGCCAACTGCTGTAGAAGATGTAAAAGCCGCCTTTTCCGATCCAGAAATCGGATTTGTATATTCAAATACCATTCATGCTGACAGTGCATTTAATAAAATTGAAAGATTCAATGAATATTATGGATGGAAATATAGAGAAGTTGAATATAAAGGACATATTCTAGATGAGCATATTTCTTTTGAACCATCACCGGAATGTATTTCGCGTATTTGGTTTGCACCCAATCATTTAAGAGCATTTCGTAAATCTGTTTATGAATCTATTGGTGGTTATAATATTGGTATGAGAATTTTAGATGATCTTGATTTAATGTGTCGTTTATATCAAGTTACAAAATTTAAACATATTGATAAAGGATTGTATATCTATAGAGTTCACGGAAACAATACATGGTTACAACCAGACATCAATAATGAAATTCAAAATAATGTTTATCGTATTTACGATCAATACATTGATGGATTGGTTGAACGTTGGGCAAGTATGAATAATTTACGAAAAATTGAAGTTGGTGGTCGTATGGCTGCAAAATCTGGATATGAGACTGTTGACCTAAAAGATGCAGATATTATCGCTGACTTAAATGGAAAATGGCCATTTGAAGATAGTTCAGTTGGAGTTATTCGTTCATTTGATGTTTTTGAGCACCTAAAAGATTCAATTCACACTATGAAAGAAGTGCAAAGAGTTTTAGCTCCCGGTGGCTGGCTCATCGGACAAATTCCAAGCAGCGACGGTAGAGGGGCATTTCAAGACCCATCGCATGTATCTTTTTGGAATATTAATTCTTTTGGTTATTATACTAATGCAGAAAAAGCAAAATATCTTGATACTCCAGTTAGGTTTCAAGCCCCGCGTTTATATGATACTGAAAAGAACAACGAAGGTGTTATTTGGACTCGTTTTCATTTAATAAATTGTAAGGGAAATTACAGACCATGTGGAGGTTTAGATATTTAAAATTTATGGAAATATTTTATTTATTTTGCATATAAAAATACTCCTAGTATACTAGGAGTATTTAGCTTAAAGAATAAAAAGTATATGAATCATACTGGCACTTCTTCCCACTGGAATGAAAAGAATCCACCAGCAGCGCCGGAAACAGCAGAAGTATAAAATCCTGTCCATGCTCCCGGAGGAAGAACTAAACTTCCTTCCAAGTCTACAATTGTAGGACCATATGCCATTTCTGTAGTTAAAGCACCTGTTGAACCAACACCAAGAATATGGGTAATTACTGAAGCAGATGGTGTAGTTGAAGATGTATCAACTAATGCTTGACCGGCAGAACCAACACCGAAAAAGTTAGAACGTGGTGTGCCAGCAACAGTATGAGTTACGTTTGTTGAAGAGTTATAACCGCATAGCAACGCAATAATTGAAGCGTTTGGCCAAAGAACGTTAAAACCAAAACCAGCTTTATTAACAACAACGTTAATTGTAGAACCAACTGGATTTGATAACATTAATCCAGTGTAAGCAGCAGCAGCCAGTGTGTTTGTAGTTACAATACCGGTTTGATTAGCGGCATTGAATATATTACGTCTATAAGATTGTTCATAATATCTTCCGTGTAATTCTGATGAAATTAAATCACCAAGTTGTCCTGATCTAGCTACTACAGTTGTGCCAGCGGCAATAGATGTAGTGGAAGCAACTGGTCCTACCTGTGTTTGTATTTGCATATTATGCTCCTATTCAAAATTGGATGAAATGTCATTTAGGTTTCGGATAACTCCGGGTTCATCGCTAATTGTATTTATACTACCTGCATTTAAAAGGGTTGGTAAGTTAAACATATAATAATTTAGAATTTTTAATTCAGTTAAAATTTGAAGTAATATTTCTGGTTCTGATTGTCCATCAGTAGATGCCACATTGTTAACTGCTAATACTGGAATATTCTGTTGTGATGATGGTGGTGATAATGTTCCAAGTATTCTACTTATACCAAATTGATCTGCTGCTGTAATTGTTCTACCTGAAGTATCTAATAATAATCGTCTAATTAATCCGCTCGGATCGGCACCACCAGTTGCAACTGGCCATGCCAAAGTTGTTGATCCAATGGACGCTGATCCTGCTACCCCAAATATTCCATTCCCACTCCCACCCAGACCCGGTATAACAACACCGCACCCCCCAATAAAATTTATGCCTACTCCGCTGATCGGTGCATAACTATTTCTAAGAAAACCAGTTGCAATA